GGAAGGTCAGCTTTTTTGTAAAAAAGCCTATAAACCCAGTGGCTCTCGCCAGGATAGATTTGTTGAAAGACAATGAAGTCCTTCGAGTGGGGTACTTTTCGGAGTACCCTTCCTACTGTGGTCCAAACTTAACAACCTGCGTTGACCCTTGCAGGATCCAAGAAATGGGCTCGGAGAATGTTGTGGGTACTGCATCTAGAAACGGCAGAACCCTCTCCCCTTTTTGCAAGTATGACAGACACCAGTTATTACAAGAACAACCGATATTCGTCTGTCCTTCACCTGCCTAAAGGAACCCCGCGGCCTTGCCGCGATTTCATGGCCCGTACAACGCTCGTTGTCCAGCGCGCCACCTCGTCCGTTCGCCGAATTCACCCCGGTGATTACCCCACGTTCTGCCCTTCTCGCATTCACACGTGCGCAGAGTTGCTTAAGCAACTGAAGGTCTTTTTAGCTATTGAGCTTGACGGGGCCTCGCAAGAGGCCCAGATGGCTTTTCAGTCTATTAAGAAGCTTCTTCCTGCGTCGTGTAAATGCCTGAAGCACGGCATGTTAGGGGACCTCCGGGTTCGGCTTTCTCGCCCTCCTCCATCCTTGCCTGCCGGTTACCTCGCCTTCGCTCGTAAATTATCAGCTAAGATATTTACGAAAGGTTGGGATTACCGGTGGGGTAGCAAGGTTTCTACCTTTTCACCTTCTCTTGGCTCCTGCATTGGCCAATCACGCAAGCACGGTGGTCAACTCTCTGAGTTGGCCGTTGCCGGTCAGCAAGCGTGGCAGGAGTCCCTCAATCTGCCCCTTCCGGGCTCTCTTGAGGGTGAATTGCTTCTCGTGGACTCTTCCGGGAAGCCTCGTCCTTTGACGAGGTTCGTTTCCGAGGCCGCCACTCTCCGCCCTCTACATGGTTTGTTGTACGATCATTTGTCGAAGCAACCATGGCTTTTAAGAGGGGAGATCACGGCTGACAAGCTGCGAAATGCGGGGTTTAACCGCGCGAGGGATGAACCTCTCACCAGTGGCGACTATAAGTCTGCCACCGACAATCTCTCGATCGAGGTCGCAGAGACAATCCTTGACGTTGCTTGGTCTAGTGCCAAGTACGTGCCAGCTTCCGTCTTCCGGTATGCTATGGCCGCTCAACGGCCATCGCTTTCCTATGAGGACGATGAAGGATTGGTCTCAACCTTTGTACCGACTCGCGGCCAGATGATGGGAAGCTATCTTTGCTTTCCATTACTGTGCCTCCAGAACTACATCGCGTTCAAATACGCTGAGTATGTCTCTGGGGTCGAGGGGACTCCGGTCCTGATCAATGGAG